TGCAGTTGGGTATTTAGTTGAAGGACACGCTCCTTTCAAATATCCACTTCTACCTAAAACAAATCTATCAAGGTTAGTTCTATATTCTCTATAGATATCCCATCCATCAAAACCACCTTGGAAAGAAACTGTAAATTTACGTGCGAATAATTTGTAATATGGGTTAGACTCGTTATCTGGGTCAGAACTAAAGTTAGCAACACCGTAATAGAATGCTTCAGTTGGAACTGTTATTGCCGACATTACAAATTTATTTTCTTGTACATCAAATACTTTTTCGTAGAATGTGTTATTAACAGTTATTGCTGACGCTCTGTTATCCATATGGAAACCTTTTGTTTTAGTTGCCCATATAGCACCTGTTGTTTGAGTACAAATATCTAATGGGATTTGTTTACCTTTATATGAAGAAAAGTCAACATCAAAACCAATAGTGTCTGAAATACCTAAGTACGTTCTTCTAACATTATCACCCGGACTCTTGATTGAATCATCAGCACCTGATGGTAAACCAAATGGTGGGTTATATGTTACTTCACCTGGATAGTCATATTTAGTTTTAAATATTGGGAATGGTGAACGATGACCCGCATAAGTTCTTGTGTTATAACCTTCAAAACCACAAGGTAATGAATCAATTGGTGCCTCTTCATTAACCTCAACCATAATATATTTAGAGTTTAATTGGTATTCACCATCAGCTGTACCTATTTTCTTAGCGATATAACTGTTTTCATTAGGGTTCATAGTACAGTTTGTAAACTTCTCAATTACTTGAGGTGCAGCATCAGTATCAAAATAATCTCTAACAATAACATCAAAAGTACCATTTCCAAAAGATATATTTGCTATTGAAACTTTTACTTCAATATTAGCATCATTACCATCAGAAATTGTTGTAAATTTAAATAAGTTATAAACATTAGTACCTCTAATCTCAGAAACAAACCAAGGTGTTACAGGAGTTTGGTATTGTTCTAAATAGAAACCAATTGATGATGGGTCACTACCTTGTCTAGCATCAGGTAATTTAACTAAACTTGTGTGAAGACCTCTAATATAACCTTTTCTCCAACCATAATTTAATAATGTTTGATATCTTTCTTCAACAAATAATGGAACTGATTTTCTATCTTTAGCAAAATTACTTGAACCAAATACTTTACTAATGTATCTTGAATCTGAATTTGTAAATGATGTTTGGAATGATAATGATTCATTATCTTTGTTAGTTACATTAATTACAAATGTAGAATATGGGTTTTTAGTTACACCTGAGTATACACCTGACATATCTAAAGTAACACCTGTAAGATAATCTTGAACCTCATAAACCGCACCCGCACCATCAGAGTTAAGACCTCTTGAACGTAAAGTTGCAATAACTAAATCATCAAATTCCTTATAAGCTTCACCAACATATTCAATTTGATTACCAACAACTGTACCTGAAAAACAATTAACCGTAACGCCTGGGTCTAAAGTCCCTACATTACATACTGATGTTGGGTTACAATTATCGTAATATTTAACATTTACAACAAAATTATTAATTACTGAATTACTTGTTGATGTTAGTGTATAAGTTACACTACCACCTGAAAAACTATTAGCTGTAACATTAGAAACTTGTGTTGTAGTACCAACTTTAACGTTAGGTGTACAAGTACTAAATGTTGATACTAATGTTGAACTTCCGGTAAATTGAACATTGTCAGGTAAAACTACAGTGATTATTTTACTATTGTAATCAATACATCCTGTACTTGAACTTACTGTTGCCGCTGAGAATGTTGCATTATCATCACCACCTGTTATTGTTATAACATCACCAACTTCATATCCTGAACCAGCATTGTTAATTGTTAAACCTGTAACCGCATTACCATCAGTAAATATGTCAACTGTTAATCCAACACCGTCACCTGTAGTTGTTGTTGCTACGTTAGTTGCATTACCCAAATAGTTACTACCTGTGTTTATTGTAACCGCACTTGTTACGTGACCAAAAATACTGTAGTTGTAGAACGATGCACAAGTTGAGGATGTTGATGTTTGAGTTAAACCTGTTACATAATTGTAAAAAGAAGAACCTGTATATTGACCACCACCTATATTATCAAACATTGCATAATACCAAGCGTCGTTAACCGGGTCAGCATAGTTTATATTATCTGAATTCATATCACTAACTTGGAATACATCAGTTCTTGCTGAGTAACCATTGTTAGTATTTGCACTGTAAAAAGTACCTGGAACCGCACCATAATAATAAATTGATTTCGGTTCTAAATCAGGTGTGTTCATAATTGCAAACACCTGTTCTTTAATTTTTTCATCAATAGTATTAACACTTCCGTCAAAATTCTCATAAGGTAAGTTTAACTTACTCAATAAAGAACCCGGTAATGAACTTGTTGTTAATGTAATACTATTAGTTGATGACGTACAACCTGTGAAATCCATTGTAAATTGTGTATCTTGATAATCAGTACAAACTATTTCACAATTAGTTGTTGCGGTTGTGATACAAACTCTATCAATGGTTGCTGGGTCAACATTTGCTTTTGTGACGATAGACCAAGATGGACCTGCGTCGTAACCCGAAAGACCTAAAACCCTTGTTACAAACAATTGGTTAGATTGTTGTAAATAAGATTTTGCAATATAAGCTGACTCATATTTAGGAATTTGGGTGTTTACAAATTTCTCAGGTGAAGTTCCTCCAAAGAAAGTTGAGAATTCGTCAAAGTTACGGATAAAGATTGGTTCGAATGCTGGACCTTTTAAAGTCTCACCAACGATACCCAATGTAGTTACCCCTACACTTTGAGATACGAAACTCAAATCAACTTCAGAAGTGTAAACACCTGGCGAAACGAATACTTTACTGTTTGTTGCCATTATTTTTTTGTTTTTTTCTAAAAAGATTTATTTATTTCATAAATATTCAGAAAAAAACCAAAATACTTTACTTTGTTTGAACTATTTATATTTTAGGTAGAATATTTTCTTCCTTTTTTATACTATGTCAGAAGATAATAAAAAAGTAAAAAATTTAAAAATTAGTGAAGAAGTTCACGAAATTCTAAAAAACTACTGTGATAAAAGAGGTATAAAAATATACCGATTTTTAGAGAAGTTAATAGTTGAAAAATGTAAAGATAAGAAGGATATTTATGGGGAAGATTAAATTAAAACGTTGTTAAATTTAATCGTTGAGTCCAAAGTATTATCTATTTTTGTAACTTCAAGTTTTAAGACATCACCTGTGTTAATTTGGATTTCAGAAACATCACTTCCATAGAATTGATTATTAATGTATACATCAAATGATGTGACATTGTTTGTCCCGCCCAAATTCATATTCATCGTGTAATTAAATAACTCGGTAATTATGTTATTTCCTTGAACAAATAATACTGATAATTCAGTGTTATTCGGATTATTATTTTTTTTCAATTGTTTTTTTGATGATTTTAAATCAACTTCATAAACTTGTAAAACACGATTAATTGCTGGTGAGACTTCAAATTCATTTTCATCAATTAAAAACCCCATCATTGTAACGTCGTAACTTTGAACATAATATCTTCTTTTTTCTAAATCATTAACTGATTCATCACTAATATTAGTGTTAATCATGGGTATATAATGTCCTTTAATATTTCTATAGGCTTGTCTTGATGCAAATTTTTCTAAAACAACTTTATTAAATTCGTTCAACTCTCTCATTCTATTACAAACAATTTTAACTTGATATTGAATGTCAATTGGAACAGGTTGTGGTATTTTGTATATATCCATACCATTTCTTTGTCCATCCCAAGTTGGAACTTGAGCGTAAAAATATTGTCTTCTATTCGGTATATTATAAACCGTAGATGGATTTGTTCCGTATTTAACTTCAGGAATTCTAACAACAGTTATAAATGGGGGTTCAACATTTTTATCTATATTTTGGATATCCCAAGTTTCAATAAATTGTGACCAATTTTGTGTTGTAATTAAAATATCAATCATTGGGATTACTTTACCCTCAATAACCGTTTTTAAATCTTCTTTAACAAAATCTAAAAAACCTTTATCCAAATCAGCATGTAATAAAGATTTAGGTAGATAAGTACCGTCCCTATTAATTTTATCCAATAACTCATACCTTCTTGGTAATAAAGTTTTTTCTTCTGTTAATGGAATATGTTTTTTAATATTATTTTTTTTTGGTAATCCCATTGTTCAATTATTTTGGTGTGTTATCGTGACCGCATTTATGACAAATATATTGGTCAGGTTTACCTTCTTCAACAGTCAAATCCCAATTCCAATTACATTTATCACAAAAAATTTCATTATCTATGATACTTTCAATTAACTTCAATTGTCTTTCCGTTATTAATATTTTCATAGTCCTCTAAATTCATTATTAGTAACAGGTGATGCACCAATACTTCTATAAAATGGTTTATAACCACCGTAAGTATGTTTATTATCTGAAACAATCCTACCATCGTTATTAACGGTATAATATCTGATAATATCTTCAGTTTCATAATAACCAATATAGTCACCAAAATTGATATCAATACCTAATTCATCTAAATGTCTTTGATATACACCAACTTTAATATTACCCGGTTCAAATTGTTCAATTTTAGAATTACCAATCATTTTGTTCTCAGGGGCTAAAACTTGAACATAACCTTTAAACTCAACAGGTGGTAAGAATTTAATACCATCACTAACAGTTTCACCATAAACATCATCTGTTTTGGTTTTAATTCTATCAATTTGGTATAACACTAATGTGAAATTCATATCACCGTGTAACCATTCTTCACCCATATTCAAATCAAGGTTATAATCTTCACCTCCGAAGAATTTACCTAAACGATTTATTGGAACTCTATTGTTTGACATATTGATAAATATCATAATATTTATTATTTTATAAAAAACAAAATGTTTTGGAAGATAAAATCATTACTATAGAACAAAAGGCGATACATATTCTTGAATCATATTCAGGGGCGAATAACTATATTTTAAAAATCAAACAACAAAAAGTTAGAAATAAAAACTTTTATCCTACAAGGTCTCAATCAGATTATATTATAAACTATTCTGAAACTCAACCAAAGGTTGCTAAAAAATGGGTGGAACTTGACCCTTATTTCGCTAAAAAAATTGCTAACGATAATTTATTCACTGAAATCCCAAAACAAATTTGGGTTGAGAAATTATTAGTTGAGAAAGATAAGTCGTATCATATTTGGGGTAGGTATTATGATTCTGAATTAATTCGTGATTTATGGTTACCAAAAGGTGCGTTGTTAAAAACACATAAAATTGAGGAGGTTAATATTGATTACACAAAGTATTCTCATCGTCCCCCATTAGAACATCAAAGAATTGCGATAGAATCATTAGCAGGTTCTAAACGTTATATTTTGGCGGATGATATGGGTCTTGGTAAGACAACCTCAACAATCATTGCGGCGTTAGAAACTGACGCAAAAAAAATATTAATCATTTGCCCAGCAACTTTAAAAATCAATTGGCAAAGAGAAATTGAAAACTATTCTGACAGACCTGTTTATATTTGTGAAGGTAAAAACTTTTCAACCGAGCATGATTTTGTCATTATAAATTATGATATTATTAAAAACTTTTACGACCTCAAAAATAAAGAAAATTCTTTAATTACTAAATGTAATTTTGATTTGGTTATTATTGATGAGGCTCACTATATACAGAACGCCCAGGCACAGAGAACAAAATTAATTAATAGTTTTGCTAAAGACATCAATAGAGTTTGGTTATTAACAGGAACGCCTATGACCTCAAGACCGATGAACTATTTCAATCTATTAAACTTAATAGAAAGTCCCGTGGCACAAAATTGGATGGCTTATGCAATTAGATATTGTCAAGGTTATCAATTTAATGCGGGAAAACGAAAGATTTGGAATGTGTCAGGGGCGTCTAATTTAGAAGAACTAAGAGACCGCACGTCAAGACAGGTGTTGAGGAGATTGAAAGAGGATGTGTTAGATTTACCTGATAAAATAATAACCCCCGT